AAACGTCACCAGGCTTTATGAAGTCATTAACTCTCACTGTGTCATCCACCATTGTGTGAACCTCTCCAACAAGAGCTACTGGTGTCCATTCACGCAATCTTTTCGATCTGGGAACTTGCTCTTTCGATGGGTCATAATCAGGGTTTTCCTGTCTGACGGTTATTGTCTTACGAGGTTCAGGATTATCAATCCATGGTTGAGGTTCAGGATTATCAATAAATTGCTCGGATACAATGTGCGTCAAATACTCACCTGTATCGCTACCATTTTCATCCAGAACCATATCTTTTTCGTATACTGGGTGTAATGGGTTGATTATTTTTTCAGCCCATTCAGGATCAGGTATTTTTTCTTGCCATTCTGGGTCTGGAATATCTTTTGTCAGTATTTGTCCAAAATCGTCACGAAGATACCTACCTGCCCAAGTGAACTGGCTATCACCAAGCAAGTTGGCGTATGTGCGCGAGTGTACGCTAACATTTACATCACCTTTGCGTGCGAGACGAACTTTGCGGCCTTCCCAACTTACTAAAGACCCAACCGGGATTTCGCCCACGGATACATTTTCAAACATCTTTGCAATATCAGTAAATGCGACGTTTTGTGTTAAAGTTCCAGCGATATTAACATTGCCATTACCCATCACGACTTCAAATTTTATATTAGCAGTTGAAGCACTCCCGCCAGCTGAATCCCCGGCCACTAATGTTCTTACGGCACGGG